TTTGCTTAAAAACTCCATCGAATACATTGATAATAATACAGATGAAGCTCCATGACACCCTCGGTGGAGCAACACCAATTAATCTCAACTAAATTTTCCTTAAATGTAAACTTGACAAGCATATAATATAATGTCTACATGAACGTTTGCATCAGCAAAAAAGTCCTTGGGACTACCTTGCATCTACTGTCTAAGACCGACGGCTCAATTACATGGACTTCTAAGCTTTCTGGTAATTGTTTTCCGGTAGGATTTTCAGAGCATGATTCATTTGCAACGATCAATAACTTGCTTGGAAAAGAAGTATCTCTTGTCCCGGATAAGAAGTATGTTGACATGATGAGCTATCTTCAGGTCGAGGATAATATTCCGTGGCACCAAGTTGTTCCTAATCAAGTCTTTAAGGAGTTCATCCAGAGGATCGTAGATGACTCTAGAACGATTTCTAATAGTAGCCAGTATGTATACTATCAAAACTATCTAATTAAAGCACAGAGATCATCCCAGCAGTTAGCTCCAGTCAAGATTGACGAGAACGAGTACAAGAGATTGATGATGGATCCCAAGACGATGAACAAGAATGTCATCCAGTCTTTCACCCCCACCGCCGGCTATGCTGGCAGATCTATCTACGGATTTACATCTACGAATACAGGCAGATTAACTGTGAGGAAAGGTCCTCAAATTCTTACGCTTAAGAAGGAACATAGATCCATATTGAAATCTAGGTTTCCTAAGGGTAGAATAATCCAGCTTGATTATACAAGCTTAGAGCCTCGCGTTGCTTTATCAATGATTGGCCACAATCCTCCCAAGGATATCTACAACTTTGTCGCAGAGAATATATTAGATAATCAGGTCGGGCGAGAATCTGCTAAGCTTCTAACGATTGCGCTTCTTTATGGGATGGGTCAAAAGAGAGTAAAAGATATCTTGTCCGGTACTTATCTAGATCCAAGAGAGACAATGTCGAAGATGGATGAGTTCTTTGGTGCCCAGATTATCCGAGAAGAATTATCTAAACAGGCACCCGCTGGATTTATCCAGAATTATTACGGCCGAAATATAAAAGTTAGAAGTGATTCAGAGCATGTTCTTTATAATAATCTTATTCAATCTACTGCGGTCGATGTCGCCTTACAAGGATTCACGAAGATGATAGATAAGATCTACGAAGAAGAAAAGAAGATGCGACCTATTTTTATCTTACATGACGCTTTGCTTATAGATTGCCCACCAGAAGAGGTAGGATTCTTAGATGCGCTTTGTAGCCTTGGAAGCAAAGCCGAGAACTTAGAAGCGCATTTTTACATCAAGAAAGAGCTAGTAAATTGACTATTGAAATGAATATTGAGAAGATGCAACACGATTACGAGATGTTTAAATCTCTTTGCGAAAAGCTGGGACATAGATCGAAGCCTGTAATGGAGCTTCTAAATCATGTTGAGGAGCGCCTAGTAACATGCCCGTCCGCCGAGCGGACCGAGTATTTTAATTCTTTTCCCGGCGGCCTATTGGATCATGCTCTAAAGATTCTTGACTCTTCTTACAAGCTGGTAAAAGCACACGATGCTAAACTCCCGAGGGAGTCCATCATCCTGTGCTCTCTGTTTTGTCTCATTGGGAAAGTCGGAGATGAGAATCACGACCTCTATGTGCCCCAAGATAATGAGTGGCGCCGCAATAATCTCGGTGAGAATTACAAGTTCAATCCAGAACTACGTCACATGAGGGCTACCCATCGCTCCCTTTATCTTCTTCAAAAGTTTGGAGTTGACTTATCCCAAGAGGAGTGGCTCGCGATCTTATTGGCAGACGGCTTGACCGACGATACTCGTCTTTATTCCATGCGAGAACCGACCCTCGCTCTGGTGATCTCCTCTGCTAATAAGCTAGTAATGGCCACAGCAAGAGAGTCTTAGACAGCTCTTTCTCTCGCTGGTGTATATTTATAACCGCTATGAAGAAACGTTTCACACCCAAGTATATTAAACGCTCCACTGATCGTCCTTCTGGGATCGGGCAGACTGGAGCACATGGCATGTCTGCCAAAGCCGCACCCCCCGATGCTCACCGACTTGGTAACCTACCACAGGACTGGCCCAGATCCGGGCAGTCAGGACAGTACACCGCGTCGATCATGGGTCGAATGGGGGATGGAAGTTTAGCTTACTATACAGACGAGGACATCGAGGAATTTAGGGCTCAAGATGGCCCACCTGGAAAAGCTGGAAACTTTAAGTCTGATATGAAGCGTGTATATATTAAGAAAGGCGGAGGCAAAGGAATGATCGGCGCCGCCGGAATTCACGAGTCCGAGGAGAAAAATATGCAAGAGAAATCCCTGAGAGAATTAATTCGGGAAATGATTCTAAGCGAGTTGGCAGAGTCAAAGAAGAAATTACCTGCTGATATTGCCGCATACTCAGCTGAACTCATGAGAGCCTCTGATGGAGAAGACGAAGAGGATGAGAAAGAGGATCGTCCCGACATGGACGAGTTCTCTGGCGCCGGCGCAGTCGCAGGCTTCTCCTTGCCCTTGGGAGCTTCCAATGAGCCTTCCACACTGAAATCTCGTGGAGATTTCTCTTCTCGGATGTTCGGCGGCGGCCCAATCCGTCTAAATGCCCGCATTCTGTCCCGCGGAAAAAAATAAAAAATACTCAATATTGATTGAACATCTCCTCTGGCTAGTGTAGATTAAACACGTATCTAAAACTGCCAACTAAGGAGATATAAGATGGCACTTGATTTTGACGCAATTCGACGTAAGGTCCAACAGCTTTCCGGTAATGGACCCCGGAAGAGTTCTATTTTCTGGCGTCCAGATGAGGGCGAATATACTGTCCGCTTGCTTCCGTGGAAGGACAGCGATGGTCAACCGTTCAAGGAGCGCTGGTTCTACTACAATATTGGTGAGAATCGTGGAATCCTTGCTCCTAAGCAATTTAGTAAGCCTGATCCAATTCAAGAGCTGATTAACAAGCTTCGTGATGATGGTTCTGCTGAGTCCGCTGAGCTTTGCAAGCGACTTTATCCCAAGATGCGCGCCTATGCACCTGTCGTGGTTCGAGGCGAGGAAGATAAGGGCACGCAGCTCTGGTCTTTCGGCAAGCGCGTCTACCAAGATTTGCTTTCTATTATGCTTGATCCAGACTATGGAGACATCACCGATCCTTCGGAGGGGCGTGATGTGAAGGTTACTATCTCTAAGCAACCGGGCCAGAACTGGGCAACTACTACGGTAATGCCCCGCGGCAAAACGACTAACCTGTCTGAAGACGATGCAACTGCAACGTCTTTGCTTGATAATCTTCCCGACTTGGAAGATTTGTATACTCTTGAATCCTACGAGGAGATCGAGAAGAAGGTTAATGATTGGCTTAACGGAGAATCTGCCTCAGACGGTACTTCGCAGACTAACACTACGAACAATAATAGTTCGGCCACTACAACGACCACGTCAACAACCACCGGTACCACTAAAACGACTCAAGAGGATGGTAAGCAATACACTTCTCTCGATGAAGCTTTCGCTGACCTGTTGAACGACTGAGGGAACCAATGGCTGGGAAGAAGAAGTCTCAAAAGGGCCCGGAAACCGACGATTTTACATCTGATCTAATCAAGTCTTTAAACAAGGATCATGGAAGTAGAATTGCCTATAATCTCAGCGTTGATGAATCACCTACGCACGTGAAGGCCTGGGTCTCCACTGGAATTCGACAGCTTGATTACCTCACTTCCAATAGGAAGAATGGAGGCCTACCATGCGGTCGAATTGTGGAGATCTTTGGCCCTCCGTCTATTGGAAAGTCACATATTGCCCTGCAGATCGCACGCAGTACCCAGAAAATGGGAGGCATTGTAGTCTATATTGATACAGAAAATGGAACTTCAGTTGAGAATCTAGGGCTCCTAGGCGTCGACGTTTCAAAGAGATTTGTGTTTATTGAGACTGCTTGTACAGAAGAAGTTTTTGCGGTCGCTGAGTCTACTATTATGAAGGCCCGGGGCCTGAACAAAAACGTTCCAATAACCATTATTTGGGATTCCGTTGCTGCATCTTCTCCGAAGGCTGAGCTTACCGGAGACTATGACAAGGATACGATCGGTCTCCAGGCTAGATCTATTTCTAGGGGTATGAGAAAGATTACGCAAGTGATCGGAAATACTAATACACTTTTCATCGCCCTGAACCAGACGAGAACGAAGATTGGTGTCATGTACGGCGACCCCACCACGACTCCAGGTGGCATGGCTATTCCTTTTCATGCGTCAACACGAATTAAGCTCGGCGCAGGATCACCTATCAAAAACAAAGATGGGGAAGTCGTAGGAATTAACGTGTCAGCCAAGACAATTAAGAATAAAGTTGCACCACCCTTCCGTTCCTGCCAGTTTGAAATTCACTTCGGTGTGGGCGTCAAGGAGCACGAACAGATTACAGATCTTCTTCGATCTTCCGAAGACGTGTCTGTCAACGGAAAGACATATTCTGTTACCGGCGCCGGGGCATGGAAAACTCTCCAGGTGTCAAATGCCAAAACAGGTGAAGTAGAATTAGAAAAGAAATTTACTAAGAGCGGAATGGAAGACTTGCTTCGTGATGACATGTATTCACCGCATATTGAACTTATGCTTGAGGAGATTCTTGTGAAGCAGCTCCAGGGAAATCCTGATTTTGACACTGAGTCTTATGAAGAAGTTCGAGCAGTTGCAATGGATCTAGCAGAGGATGACCTTAAATGACATGTGTAGTCAAAGTAAAGAAAATACACCCGGCTGCAGTGATCCCAACCCAGAAAAAGGGAGACGCCGGATGGGATATCTATTCGATTGAATCTGGTTCGATCCCAGCCGGCACTACCGGTCTGGTAAAGACAGGATTGCTTCTGGCAGAAACGCCATATGAGACAGACCCATATAAAAGTATTTTAATTAAAATAGAAGGTCGGTCTGGTCTTGCTTTTAAAAAGTCTGTCTTTCCAATCGGCGGAATTGTCGATCCTTACTATCGGGGTGAACTCTGTGCACTTCTATACAATGGCGGTACAGAGAATTTTCAATACGAGCCCGGGGATAGGGTGGCTCAAATTGTCTTGTATCCTGTGCATGCAAAAACGAATGGTAACGGAACCAGCTTTATAGAAGCAGAAGAAGCTTATCCAACAGATAGAGGAATCAAAGGATTCGGTTCGTCTGGAAGATAAGATGAAAAATCCAACCCTGGTTCTCGATTGCATGAATATCTTTATTAGGTGCTATGCAGCCAATCCAAAAATGTCAGCACAAGGCTTCCATGTTGGAGGAGTTGTAGGATTTCTCAAAACGCTTAGAGGCGTGTGTAATAAGTTTTCCCCCGGGCAGATAGTTGCTGTTTGGGAAGGCGGAGGTTCATCCCGCCGGCGATCAATCTACTCAGAGTACAAAAGAGGCAAAAAGCCCAAAAGGATGAATCGTTTTTACGAAGATGACATTCCTGATAGTGAAAAAAATAAGAATTTCCAGATTGCAACGTTGATTTCTCTTCTTAAACATCTACCCATATGTCAAGTATATGTGAGCGACTGTGAGTGCGATGACGTAATCGGCTATCTGTGCCAGTACACATTAAAAGATAAGCAAAAGATGATTATTTCGTCTGATCAAGATTATTACCAGCTTTTGAATCAGAATACCCAGATATATCGCCTTGGAAAAAAAGAGATAGTTTCTGCTGAAGACGTCCTAGACTTGACAGGTGTGACTGCATCTAATTACTGTCTCGCCAAGTGTCTAGTTGGAGATAGTTCTGACAACATCAAAGGAATCAAGGGGGCAGGATTTAAAAGCGTATCAAAGAGATTTCCAGATCTTGCAAGTGAAAAAGAGTGCAATTTAAATGAAATCCTCAAGACAGCTTCTGAGAAATACGATGAAAAGATTAAGCTGTATCGAGAAGTGGCAGATAACTTTGATATCGTGAAGAGAAACTGGCGATTAATATACTTGAACACGAAAAATCTTGCTGCAAACCAGATGTCTCAAATTAATCATATAATAGATACATTTGAGGTCCGGAGAAATAAGATTAGTTTGATGAGAGGGTTGATCAAGATCGGCGTTCAAAGCTTAGATGTTGAAGCTCTCATGTTAAGTATGATCTACATAGAAGAATAAGGGGTAAGATACGTGTCTTACGATGAATCGTCCGCCTCTTTTGGAAGTTACGGTAAGTCCTTCCAAGAGAAGATAGTCCAGAGTTTGTTAACAGATCGCCTGTGGGCTGAGCAGATGTCAGAAGTTATTGATATTGACTTCTTTGATTTGAAATATCTTAAATTTTTAGCTGATCGATACTTTAAGTACCACGGAAAATATAAAGATTTTCCTACGCTCCCACTTTTAGTCTCTATTATTCGAGATGATCTTAAGACAGGTAATGATACTGTTCTTCGAGACCAGATTATCGATTATCTCCAGAGAATACGCCACAATCCAGACATGGGCGATCTTGAATATGTTAAGGACAAAGCTCTAGATTTCTGTCGAAAACAGGCGTTCAAGGG